ATCAACCTATTCAAAGCACACATGCATCCCGAAAAAGATTTAGGCGGTTTGTTCTTCACGTTCCCCTCTGAGTTTAAGATCGAGTATGTTTACAAAAACAGAGAAAACTCATACTTGAATAAGATTGCCCCTTGCTTCTTGACAGATCTTTCCATCGACTACGGAAGCGGTGGAACATTTACCACATTCAAAGATGCGCGTGGCGCACCGTCGGAGATAACTATGAGTATGGCGTTCAGAGAGACTGAACTCTTGACGAGATCAAGAATTGAGGAAGGTTATTAATGTTTAAACATTTCCCAAAAATTGGATATGTCATCGATGATAAGATTGTTGTTGCAACTGACATTTTCAGAAAAATTAAAATACAAGAGATCGCTAAAAACGAATTGCTTTTGACAGCATTCACAATAGAAGCGGGACAAAGACCAGAAGATGTTGCTGACATATTATATGATGACCCAAAACTATATTGGACTGTCTTGTTGGTGAATGATATAATCGATCCATACAATGACTGGTATTACAGCCCAGATCAATTAACTAAACTTGTCGATGATAAGTATGGAGTAGGCAATAGCGGTAATACGCACCATTTCATCACTAAAGATAACAACCTTGTATGTGTAGAATATAATGCAGCAAAGTTGGCAAGCGGGGAAATCTCCGAGGTCAGTCACCTTCAACACGAAGAATTTGAAAACGACTTGAGACAAAACATCAAAGTGGTAGATCCCAGATTTATTCAAGACTTCATTTCAGAATTCAAGCGGTTAGTAAATGAGTGAGATTTTAAAGCAACCTGGATCCGTTCTGATTGAAGAGGCAGACCTTGTCACTTCTGATGGACAGACATTCAGTATTAAAAACTTCATGGTTGAAGCAATTATCTATGAGAACATGGATCTCAATGGAATGGTTGCAGATATTACCATCGTTGATGCCAATGGAATTATTACAGGTGCTCCATTGCTCGGTCAAGAAACTGTGACACTAAAATTCAGAACGCCTACGTTTGATACAAATATACACATGTCATTCGTTGTTTATGGTATAAAAAACAGAGTATTGAATAATGACCGCGAACAGATCTATACACTTAAATGTATGTCTGCTGAGGCATACACGGACACATTTGTTAGATTGACATCAAAGTTTGTTGGATCTACTGACGATATAGCAGAAAAGATTTTTGAGCAGGTTGCAGCAGATACACCAGTCGGTAAAACCAAAATTACTATTCAGGATAGACCACACACATCACAAAACTATGAGTTTATCGCAAACTTCTGGTCTCCTTTTAAGTGTCTGAATCACTTGGCGTATAAAACTGTTGGTGCAGAATCTTCCAAATCAAATTTTAAGTTTTATGAAACAGTTGGTGGGTTTCATTTTACATCACCTGAACACCTCGTGAAGAAACAAAAAGAGTCTCGGGTTGTTTATGATGAGTACAATGTTCAACAAAGTCAAACAGCTGAGATAACCGAAGACAATAGATCTGGAAATTACAAATACATTTCTCCATTTATAAGTAGTCGATTCAACCAAGTTGAGAGCATATACTTCCCCACATTCAAGGATAATATCAAAGCACAAAACGATGGATACACTGCAAGTTCTATAGTCTCATACGATTTCACGACCAAGCGTTTAGCGATTATGAAGTTCGACGCTCGACCAGAATCTGAGCAGTTTGCTGCTGAAGATAGAAGATATCTCAAAGAGACTTTTAAAGACTTCGAGACAATTTCAAACGTGAATCCAATTCCAGAGAATATGCTCGGTAATCCAGCAGCAAACAGAACTTTCTCACCAATGGCAACTTCTCCGTTCGGTAGTAACTTCCACAGAGGTGTTGATCAGATAAGAAACACACTGATCAGAAGATACGGTGATGCAGAGTTTAATCAGCAAGTGATGGAGATTACAGTTCCAGGAAAGACTGATATCGAAACTGGTATGTTGCTCAGATTGATATACCCAAAGACTGTAGAAAAGGGTAATGAGCGAGTTGACCGCGAAGAACTTGAAGATCCGTATATGTCTGGTATTTTTCTGATCACGGGTATTCGCCACGATATTGCCAATGGACAACATAGCATGACTCTTTCTATTATGAAAGATAGTTTGGGAGACTTTTAATGATTTACGGTGAATTTACATGGTGGGTCGGCACAGTAGAAGACGTCAATGACCCTGAGAAGATCGGTCGATATAGAGTTCGAATCCTCGGGTATCACACAGAAGATAAATCTTCTCTTGCGACTGAGGATCTTCCTTGGGCGATGTGCGTACAACCGACTTCTTCTGCTGCAATCTCAGGTATAGGTGGAACAAATATCGGTCTTGTTGCTGGGTCGACTGTTGTTGGTTTCTTCACTGACAGTAATGAAACTCAGCTACCAATAATCATGGGTTCTCTTGGCGGTGTTGACACGGTTAAAGGAAATGGAGAAACTGGATTCCAAGACCCATCTGCTACATATCCCCTCAATGGTCTTCGTGATCAAGACAAGGGTAGAAATTATGTGGGAGAGCCATCACTGTCGAGGCTTGCACGAGGCGGTGTTACTTCTGAGAAACATATATCTCTTGCAGCCAAGCGAGCAATGCGAGGAAAAGACCAACCATTTGCTCAACCCAGCCCGATCGATGGAGAGAATGCTGCATTTCCTGAAATAAAGCCAGAGACTTGGAGCGAGCCACACCCACAAGGTTCTGAAGAATCGAAGTCTCAATACCCATACAACAACGTCCACGAATATGAATCTGGGCACGTCCAAGAGTTTGACGATACTCCTGGATCTGAGAGAATTCATACCTATCACAAGTCTGGCTCGTTTGTAGAGTTTCAACCAGATGGGTCTCGCGTCCAAAAGATTGTTGGTGATGATTTTGAGATTGTTTACGGAAATAAAACGCTACACGTTGAAGGCGACCTTACAATTAATGTGACTCGCGGTAATGTGAATATTAAAGTAGACAAAGGCGATGTTGTTGAAGATTATGCTGGAAGCATTTACTCAACTATTCGAGGCGGTCGTTATACCAAAGTGCAAGGTAACGATATGCTTGATGTCATCAGCGATCAGAAAATTAATATTAGCGGTAGCAGATATACAGTCATCAACTGTGCAACCTCAGCACCACCAATCACCATTCCGTTCATTGGTCAGATCCCAGCAGGTTCTGATGTGACTCTTGTCAAAGGCGCACAAGCAGTCACGGTTGCAAATAATGCAACATCACACATTGGCGGTAAAAACACTGTTACGAGTAAAGGTAAGACTCAATTCATTGTTGGTGTCATACCAAATCAGCAAGGTTTTGCTGTTACAACTCTGGGCAATATTGACTTGGCTGCAGGTTCGACCTCTGCAATCAGTACATCAGCAGGGCAGACGAATATTGCTTCCCTGCTTAACACTAATATTGACACTGGTGGTTTGTTGACAATCACTACAATTGGTGCGATGGCTACTTCTTCTGCAGCTGCAACATATAATCATGCTGCAACAATATTCAATACTGCGGCTTATAATGTGAATGCGGTTGGAACACTTGCATTAGCGTCTACAACGCTGGTCGATATTAATGCCACAGCAATCACGTTAAATTAGGAGAGATAAATGAGTTGTGGAGCACCCCAAGCACTTACTGACCTTGTAGATGGCATCAATGGTGTTGTCGATACTGTAGAGTTGTCAGTTGCATCACTTCCGAAACGTATTGCTAGTATTCCTGGATATACAGAAATCACAATGGGCGTTCAGGTTGCACAAGACCTGAAACTTATGAAGGAATTGCTTGACGATCCCTTTGCACTAGCTGAAGCATTAGTCCCATCACTACCACAAGAGTTCCAAGACTTCATCGACAAAGGTAATCAGCTTGTCGGTGATACATTAGAATCAGCCGAACTTGTTTCAAGTCTTGCTGATAAGTATGGTGATATCGATTATGGAGACCCAGAAGAACTTTTGGATGCTCTGAATGGATTGGGAGATGATATTGACAAACTTTGTGAGATTATCCCAAACATCCAATCAAGATACGGTGAATTGGTAGAACTTGGTAAACCACTCACTGGCACTATAGAGAGACCAACCAATCCGATTGCTAAAATTGCTTCACCGTTTATCAAGAGATTCAATGAGGTGAAAGAGGAGTTTACGGACGGGTTTGATACTCCTTCTGAAGAGGAAAAGCCAAAAAGCTGGGATGATATTCATAATGATATGTCATCTGACTTTTTAGCACAATAGGGGTTATAAATAACATATGGCTATCGACAACACACCGAAAAGAATTTATAAAGACATTGATATGTCATTCTCTCCGAATGTACTGACGAAAGACGTTGGTAAAAAATTCGACGTCAATGCAGTAAAACAGGCGATAAAGAATGTGTTGCTCACCCAGAAAGGTGAAAAGCCATTCAATCCAAATTATGGTTCTGGGGTTTACGATCTTTTGTTTGAACCCATGGACTATTTTGTCTCTAGTATCATGCAGAAAGAAATAGAGACAACATTAGAAAATTATGAGCGAAGGGTTAAAGTCATTGATGTTATCTGCGAACCAAACTTTGATCTCAATCAGTATGAGATACGAGTAGAATTTTTTGTTGTTGGGATAAAAGAACCGCAAGTGTACACAAATATACTCGAGAGATTAAGATAATGCCAATAGCAGCACACTTAGGGGATCTCACAACAAACACACATGGTTGTACCACATCAGTAGCAATTGATGGTTCGACATACTTGGCAGCAAACACTGCACTTGCTGCAGGTGTTACCATTCAGGGAAGTCCTGCTGCAGTTGTTGGTAGTCAACTTTCAGACCATACTATATTAGCTGGATCTAGTTGTGTTCCACACCCAAGTCAGACGGTTACTCAAGGAAGCTCAACTGTGAAGGTCGGTGGAAAACCATTAGCATATCAAGGCGCGACAGTATCGTGTCCTGGAACTATAACTGGCGCGACAGGAACAGTCTCTGTCGGAGCATAAATAAAGAAAAAAGAG